CCATAAAATGACGAAGTGTAAAGTTCTGTCTGTTTTTATAAGAAAAGTCATCTGCTATGTCAAATAATTTACACTCTGTTTTATTATCACCTAATCTCAAACCTCTACCAATAGATTGTAAAACTCTAATCTTACTTTTAGAAGGTGATGAGAAAATTATGTTATGTAAGTTTTTAATATTAATACCAGTAGAGAAAGTTCCATATGATGCAACTATTATAGCATTGTTTTCACGTTCAGTGATATCACGAACATTTTCTCTATCTTCAGTCTCTACACCACCGTGTACGAAAAAGACCTGACGATTATCAGACTTACTATTATTTATGAGATCAAATAATGGTTCTCCATGTGCTTCAACACGACTATACAATATCAAAGTATTTCCTGTTAAATCTAATGCAAGATTTTTAATAAAGTTATTTCGTCGATTATGACCGATGATATACTGTATTTCATCCTCAAATGTTTCAAATTTATTCGGTGAGTGTTTCAATAGCAACACATTTATATCCAAAGTGGCAACATGTCCCTTCTTCATTAGCTCTTCGGTCTTTATAATCTTGTAAGAAGGACCAAATAAACCCTCTAAAACCCACTTATGTGTCTGTGTTCCATCAAGAGTTCCTGTGAAACCGTAACGATATTTGGCATCAGCAAGTTTTGTCATTATAGATATAAGTGATTTTGATTTAAACTGGTGAGCTTCATCCCCAATTACCACAGAAAACCTTTCAAAATACTTTCGGGGGAGCTTATAGATTGATTGCCAAGTCGTGATTATGACCTGAGAGTTTGTCTCTCTTTCTTTTCCAGCGTATATCTTGTGGCAAAATGAACCTACGTCCCAGCCATAGTCTGAAAAATCTTTATACATTTGCTCTACTAGGGAAGTCGTCGGAACGACTATCAGAGTATTTTTCCCTTTCTCAACAAAATATCGAACAATCGAATATATCATCAGAGACTTACCCGATGCAGTTGGGGATATCAACAACTTTCTATTATGTCTTAGAGCGTCGTATACTCCCTCTACTTGATAAGAACGGGGTTTGAACTTACAAATAGAATTCATATAATCTTTTACACCCTCTTTTGAGATAAATTCGTTTACCTCAAATGGAAGTCCATAAAATTCACTTTCTTTAAATGAATACTTATAATCGTGATCTCTACAAAATTGGATTACTCGATCTAATAATCCTACATATATTTCTTTCGTATTAATATTAAACAGTCTTATCTTTCCATCCCAATACTTTTTTTGGTATGATGGCATATATTTTACACCAGGTACCTCAAAAGTGAAGCTGTCTGACAACTCATAATATACATGTGGCTCTGCCTCAATTTTTAAGAAGACTTCATTCTTCTTTGAAATAACCAAATGTGACATGATAAATGTTCATTTGAAATATTTATATTGTCTAAATAAAATAGTTTTGCCTAGAATTAATGACAAAGTTAATTGAACCCAAAAAATATACCAAGACACTTGACCTATTGAGGTCATTTTTTTTGTCTAGAGGTTTTTTAGAAGTCCATACTCAAAACAGATTGAGTATCCTTGCTGCCTGTGAAGATCCAGAAACAGTAGCAACTTATGAATATAATGGTGAAGTATGGCCATTGCCACAGACAGGACAGATGTGGTTAGAGTATGAATTACTTAAAAACCCTGAAGTACCTGGTTTCTTCTGTTTATCAACTTCATATAGACAAGAACCAAACCCAGTTGAAGGTAGACATGAAGTAATCTTCCCTATGTTTGAGTTTGAAATGCACGGTGGTGTAGAAGAATTAGAAGAAATGGAAAAGGATCTAGTTCACCACTTGGGTATTGAATTTATGGATTCTCATGTTAAACCATATAAGAAATGGGCAGGAATTTTTGGACATGAAGAATTAGACCATGATGATGAAGCAAAAATTCAAGTAGGTATGATTACAGACTTCCCTGAGTGGACATCTCCATTCTGGAATATGGCAAGAAGTGATGATGGTAAAACCAGTAAAAAGATTGATGTAATCTTAAATGGTATGGAAACTATTGGGTCTGCTGAACGTAGTACTGATAAAGAACAGATGCGTGAGACCTTCCATACAATATCCGATGGAAAATATGCTGAATTACTTTTCAAATTATTTGGTAAGGAAAGAGTCGAAAAAGAATTAGAAGAGTTCTTAGAGTTTGATTTCTTCCCTAGAAGTGGTGGGGGTATTGGTGTTACTCGTATAATGGATGCGATCCCTGACTAGGGATCTCAATGTGAGGTGGCGAAACTGGCAAACGCAGCACACAGTTTATGTGCCGATTCCTTGAGGGGGTCTTGTAGGTTCAAATCCTACCCTCACAGTAAAAACTTATTTATCTTTGTGTAAAATCTATACCTTCCATGTGGTCGTATTCATGTTGGAATACTCTGGATGCTAAACCACATAACTTGACTTTGTGAACTTTTCTATTCACATCTTCATATTTTACTACAATTCTATCTGGTCTTTTAACTTTTAAAAAAAGATCTGGATATGATAAACATCCTTCTTCCATCTCAACTTCTTCTGCATATGATTTAATAATACGAGGATTAAAGCATACTAATATTTCACTATGCTCTAAATCTCTTACCATTACAAATGCTCTTTCCCATATACCAATTTGGTTTGCAGATAGACCAATACCATTGTAATGTATCATATTTTCAACTAATGTATTAGCTAAAAATTGACGATCTAATCTATAACTACACGAGTCAATACGATGATTGAACAATTGATGTTCTGGTTTTACGAGATCTCTTATCATTAGAATCCTGACTGAAATTTCTGCCATTCGATGGCATTTTTAATTTGATATGTACGACCTGAGATATTTCTAATTATCTCTTCAAGAAATTTAAGAGTTACATCATAGTATTTTATCTTCATCTCTGCTGTACTTAACTTCTCATCTGCCTCCATATGCCTTTGTATTGCGTCCTTCTCCCTAACCTTATACGGAAATGGATCTTCTGCATACACCTCTGCAGGTGCTTTTCCTGTGTAGTAGTTATATCTTTCTAAACGAATACGATTATATGAGTCTCTTGCCTTCTCTCTCAATAACGAAATAGTATTATATATCGTGTAGTATTTTGAATGAAGTTGAGGTATTTTTAATGATTCATCATGTAGGTTATCAGGATCAATGGTCGCATCACGCTCCCACATCTCCTGAATTTTTTCAAGATTCATAAGCGGGTTCTACCATCCGTATCAAATATATTATATACAGTATAACGCATAGTTGCCTCTGCTGTAAAGTAGTTTATGTCTGTCTCTGTTGCATCAAATTCCAATGAAGTAAGTCCAACTGGGAATAAATCACTAAATTTTACAATCGCAACATCTTGGAAATTACTGTTTAAAATGTGCAAACTACCATCACTGAATACTAATTTTTCATCTCTAACACCTTCAGTATTAGTAGTTTGATCTTTAAATTGTTGTGGTGTCTCTGGGAAACCAATACCTTTTAACCAATTATGCATTGCCATGTAATTTTCCATATTCTCATCAACAAGAAATCTTACATTTAAATCACCATAAGTTAGTTTCTCACCTGGTACATCAATATCTTTTAGATAAGATGGTTGGATAGCAGTTCCAAGTGATAACTCTGGTATTCTAGCAGAGTTTGAGAAAAAAGAAACTTTAGGATATTTTGCCAAAGTAAACTTAAACCCAACAGGTGCGAGAAAATTACGGTTTGATATTTGGTTAATAAAGGGGTCAGCCATTATTCACCTCCACCTCCATTGCCACCACCATTTCCGCCATTTCCACCATTAGAAACACCGTTTGTTCCATTCCCATTTCCATTTCCATTTTTCTTTTCATCTGTGCCTGTTAATTGACCACCATAACCAACTCGATATCCTTTAGGAATCGGTTTGCATTTTTTATCTGTAAAACAGTAATATTCTCCATCAGGACATTTTTTTGTCTCTGATATAAAATTTTTAAAGTTCTTCATTCCTCTATGATTAAGTTAAACCACTCTTCACTCATTCCTTTAATTATATCATCAGCAGATTCTTTATCAGCAGCATACCCCTCACGGATTAAGTGCTCAGAAACTTTATTATAATTTTGATGAGCTTCTTGTGTCTGTCTTGGACTTGGTTTCATCGTAATTCTAGCTTTATTTGTATTTAGACAAAAAAAAGAGACTCCCGAAGGAATCTCTTTGAAAAAATATGTAAAATATGAATTACATAAGGTTAGCAACTTTAACTCTTCTGTAGTATACGTTGCTGTTACGTGTAAGTACACCAGGATTGGTGAGTGTTGCACCCTTAGCGAATGGGTTAGCAACGATTCCGTAACGAGTCTTGAATCCAATTTTTGGCTGGAAACTGTCTGCTCCCACACTACGTACCATCTGTAGAGGAACGTATGGGCAGTAGAATATACCTGCGTCATAAGGTGAAGAACCTTTATAACCTGCAACGTAGTACTGTGAAGCAGCAACGTTTGCAGCATATGGGTCGATGTAGACTCTAAACTTACCTGCAAGAACACCAGCAAATGTATTACCTGTGTCATCTACATTTAAGTTAGCATTAAGTGCTGGAGTGTAATCAAGTACACCTGCCATTGTTAATGCTGAAGCAACGTCTGCGGAACATAGGATCATGTTACCCTTTCCACGACGAGTTCTTTGTGCGATTGCGTTAGCATCTCTTTCGATCTGGAAGATCAATCCTTTGAACTTCTCAACAGACCATCTTCCGTTTGAGTCAACGTCTAAATCGAAAGTACCTGCTGTTGCTGTGTTTACAGCAGCACCTGGTTCTGCTACGTTATAGATTGTTCTAATAACTTCTCTGTTGATCTCAGCAAGAATCTCAGTTGAAAGAATGTTTGCTAACTCAGCCTCTGCGTTCAATCCGTGGATTGCCTTAAGGTCTTGAGCAAGTTCTAAACTGTACTCTGCCTTTAGTGCTCTGGACTTAGCAGTAACTGTGACCTTCTCGATTGAGAATGCCATCTCGTGGAATGCTGCTGCACCTGTACCATCAAGTGCTTCTGAGTCCTGAGTCTTCATTCCTTGACCTACGTTGTAGATCTTGGACTGTGCACTAGTTCCTGTTGCGGATGGATCAAGTAGTCCAGGATTTGAACCGTTTTGTGCGGTTGTACCTAAACCAACTTGTGAATCAACCATTCCACCAGTTAGACTTCTACCTTCGTTCTGACCAGAGAATGCTGAATCAACTTCGTTGTAGAATGTCTCGTTTCCAGATGGACCTTCGTAACGAGATCTCATTGCAAAGATAAGTCCTGTTGGACCATTCATTGGTTGTACACCAGCAAGGTCATATGCCACTAAGTTAGGCATTGCTCTTCTAATCAATGAGATTAGAACAGGGTCGAAACCTGCGACTGGTGATGCTGCAGAACCACTGAAACCAGCATTACCTGTTCCTGATGGGTCTGTGTTTACTGTAGGTTGCTCTGTTAAGAACTCCCTTTCTTCTCTTAATGCTTTTTCTTGGTTTTCCAAGAGAACTGCTGTAACCATCTTACGATGAGGGTCAGTAATTTTATCCTGACCTTCTGCGTTTAGTAGTGGTGCCCATTTCTCTTGTAAAGCCTCAGTATTAATAGGGGCTTGCATTGAAATTTTACCTCTTTTTAAAAGTTAGTTTGAATTTATGATATAAAAATCATTTTTTAGAAACTCTAGTCAGAGTCTTAAGGTATGCTTCCATAGATGGACTATGATTTGTAGTCTCAACTGGGGAACCTGCTTCCTCTGTTAGATTCTCTGTCTGGTTTCTTTGAGCTACCTTTGTTGGGAAATAAGATTCCTTCAAAGTTTCTAGCTTCTCACGGTATGCGGTTTCACTTTCAAACTCAACATTTTCTACTAAACCAGCCAACTTGTCCTTTTGTGTTTGGGCAAGTCCATCAGTTACTTCTGCAAATACTACATCGGATACCGATTCGGCTAATCTCTTATTAAGAGCAACATTCTTTTCGATTTGCTCGTTGAGTTTACCTTCCATTTCATCAAGTTTATCTACCATGCTCTCGATGACATCGTATTTTTCTTCAGGGATTGTTACATAATGTTCTTCAAATAGACTCTTCATTCCAGAGATGAATGATTCAGTCATTTCTTCTTTAAGACCAGATTCAACTGCGAGTTGATTTTCTGAAACCCACTCATCAGCCACATACTCAAGGTATGAGTCAACACGGTCTTTTAATTCTTCTTTGATTGAAGCAACTTCTTCTACGAGTTTTTCTTCGTAAGAAGCAGTTAGTTCTTCTTTAATTCCTTTTACTTTGGAATTAATTGCAGCTTCAAATATAGTTGCTGCTTTTTCTCTGAACTCTTCAGAAAGTTCTTCACCTTCAACAAGAGCATTGATGTCATCCTCTACGGAATACTCAACTGTCTCTTCTTCTTCGGCAACGACTTCTTCTTCAGATGTTTCTTCTTCAGAAACTACTTCATCCGTTGTTGTTTCTTCTTCAGAAACTACTTCGTCAGTAACCTGCTCATCTTCGGCAACTACGTCACCTTCGATTTCTTCCTCTTCCTTTACACCTTTAGGTGCAGAGTCACCAGGTTTTGCACCTTTATTGACGATATCTTTAACTTGCTTTAAAGTACCACCAGGTGTCTTTAGTTTTGCTGACTCATCATCAGGCTTATAGTTTTGTGGAGTAGGACCGCCTAAATCTTCAACACTGCCAGTTTGACCAGGAGTTGCTCCTGTTAGACTTGGCATTGCTTCAGCTTTAGCAGCTCCTTTAGTTACTGCGTTTTCCATTTCTTGTAAATTGTTGCTACCAACGGACATTGTTATTAAAAATTAATAATCTGTATTTATTTATAGAACTTAGAGATTAGAGAGAAATTCATTGAATAGATTCAATTTTTGTTCTTCTAATTTTCTTTGGTCTACGAGAGTGTTAATTCTCTTTTGTGTTTTTTCTGCGAGTTCTTCACGAAGGATTCCACCTTCCCAAACCCACTCTTTTCCTTCCATAATTCCAGACACAAATGCATCAGGTGCAGAAGGATCGGCAACGATATCAGCAGCTGTTGCTAACATGAAATCTTCACCTACAACTTTGCATCCA